ATTAACGTCAATATGTTCATCCAACCATTAATAATACTAAGACGTGAACGTAGCGTATAAAACTCATTAATTACTTCGCCTACTCTTCCAAGTGGCTCAAGTGAAGACTCTGTGAGCTTTGAGGAAGTCTTGTTGAATTTTCCATTTTCGTCTCTCTTCCAGTTCCATTCATCTGGCTCCCACCCGATTGTAGATAAGTAATCCTTGACCTGATCTGTATTACCGATATCACCACGAGTAAGAGAGACACGAGTGTAAGGGCCGAGAACGGGGCTAGAATCAATTGAGGTGTCAGGATCAAGCTCAAAATAATTGGATACGTGGGCTGTAAGTTTACCTTTCTTGGTGAAGACCGTCTTGACATATTTTGCTTCGGGCCAGTTTTCCTCTAGCTCGCCTTTCTTTTTTAATTCTTTAATCTGCTCTCTAAGTTCATTTAGAGCTTTGCCTGACATATCAGGGCTAGTAACATAAACAAGAAGCTTTGGATTAATCTCATCGGAATATTCTTTAATTTTGTCTTCAAGCTTCTGCTTAATATCAGAAAGCCCGTTTAAATTCATTTTCCAACCGTTCTGAGTTTCCTCAGTCATAATCCTTTCCATTTGATGCTCAACTTCAATAGCATCTAGAATCTTACGGCTCTTACTCTTAGTGATATGCACTTTAAGCTCGTCTAAGAGTGTTGCATACACCTTAGCACCTAGTCTAACATCTTGCTTTAAGTATTCATACATCTCTTCAGAGAATTGAGAGAAATCATTAAATTCACCCTTATAATCACTAAGATAAATACCCCAGCGAGCAAGACTATGTCCTGAACCTTGAATAACTTTTTTTACAGAAGTGTCGCCCTTTTCTAGTCTTTTCTGTCTGACAGCTAAATACCTACGATAGTCCTTACTCTCAGTTGAAAATCTTGCGAAGTTTAAAACTTGTGATAGCACTTTTGTACAAGTAACTTTGGCTTTAGGTGTCCAGTAAGGTGCTAGTTTCATAAGCGCAGGGACGTCAAATCCCCACGCATTATGCGCTACAATGACATCGGCTTCATCGAGCTTATCAAGAAATGCCTGAAAGTCGCCTTGATTATTGGAATTGTAGAACCACTCTTCACCTGTATCATGGTCTTTAACACCAGCACAGTGAAATGTAGTCAGTTTCCTCAGTAAGTTATCTGTTTCAATATCGAATACATAACGTTTCATTGATACCCCTTTTCATAGTGTTCATCCATGATTTTGATTTCAGTTTCACGATAGAACTCATAAGCTTCGTAGGCCCTAAACACAGCTTTCCGGATTGAGTAATCAGGATGCATGTCACGATACATCTTAGCAATCTTACGAACAAACCGATAATCAGTCATAGTTTTCTCCTAGTTGTTCTTTAAGGTCAGATATCGTAATTACTTGTAAAAATTCACTCTTTGTTGTCGCCAGTACTTGTCAAAGTCATCTTGAGACATTTCAATGTATTGAGCAACCCATTCTTTTAGATCATTCAGTTCTTGTTGAACCTCATTTGTTTGAAATTTCAAGATTCTTGCAAGATTAATGATCTCTTTCATACGTTCTTTGTTATCTTGGTTTTTAGCATCAAGCTCGACAATGCTTGCTACTCTCATAACACGAGCAATGACTTCTTCATAAGACATTAGGAACGTTCCTTGATTACGTTAACGAGATAGTTTGCATACCACTGAATTTTCTTGGCATCTTGAAGATCATCATCTTTCTTACCAAGACGCATTGCATACTTAAAAATCTGGCCTAGTAAATGTGCCTCGACACCTTTATGATGAGCAAGAATATATTCCATCAAGTTCATATATTCAAGACCATTCGGGAACTTTTCATAAGCTTCTCGAGAAATCAGTTTATAGTGTTGAGGGTTAATGATTGCATCTTGCTGTTCCTCACTCATACTTTTAAAGTCACCATGAAAGTCCGGTGTGTCATCAAAGATTTTTCCCATAAGTTCAGGGATCTCCTCTCGAAACGGTCTATCTTCTGCTTTATCTTTCATCTGCTTTTCCTTATGTATTTCTTTTAAAATACGCATTTCTACTCGGTTGTAGTCTTTAGTCATTTTGCCTTAAGCTCTTGAATATGGTATTTTAGATGTGCTTTATTATAGAATCCATACATCTGAGCAGCTAAATTCTCGGCTTCAAATTGAGAGTAATTAGCTTCAAATTGTAAGATAGCTGCTCGTTCTTCATACATATCTTCCAGAAGTTCCCAGTCAGTCCATTTATCTTCTGGGCTAACAAATGCTTCATCCATAGTCATGCAAACCACTCCTCTCCATCTGCAAATTCATAAATAACTTCTTGAACTACTACTCTGACCATCTCTTCTTTTTCCTTAATAGTCATAGCCTTATTAATCGCAGTCTCTTTACTAGTATAACCAGTTGGAGTGGCTTCCCAATAACCGTCTGCATCAAGTAGCTCTACAGTGTAAAGTCTCATTTTACATAGCTCCGCATTGCTTCGATTGCTTCATCAAGATTGTGATGCTTTTCTGTTACAAGCGACTCATAGAAAGGGTGATGTTGGTCATCTTTCCCTGACCATGCAATAATTGGTTTCCTCTGAAGACTTGCATACATAATCTCCATAGCGGTACCAATACCTCGTCCATCTACCGAACGGATATTAGCAAAGATAAGATCTGATCGATCGATATCCATAAGATCCTGTGTCATAATTTGATTGTAGAGATTACGCCGTTGATTGCCTGTAAGAGCATAACGAGACTGTAGATGAACAGGTTCTCTTCGGGTAGGATCTAGAAAGTTGACAGGGTATAGCTGCATTTCATCAATAATTCCTTTACGCCACCAGCTCATTTCTTCGATAGTAGCGTTCTCAATTGGGCCTGCAAGATAGATATTAAAATGTGTCATTTTATCAGTATCCTCTTACTGCGATAGTATGGGTATAGGATACCTCATCAGCATCCTTAAAATCACGATTTTTACCGGAAGTTTGTGGTATTAAGTTACACCATGTATCCCACCAGTACTCCGCCCCTTCTTTCTTAACAACTTCTAGGTATTCTTCTAAGCGATCTTTACGATTGAAGTGAGATGAGCCATATCCCAGTCGTTTGAGATTGTGTGTGTCAAGACAGGCAACATTGTAACCTAGCATCTGTAAAGCGAAGCCTGCCTTTGCTAGACCAAGACCTTTTATCTTTAGCACTTCTTTATATAAGAGTTTTTCTGGTGCAGAGCTTTCAAACAACTCGTATAGTTCCTCTTTACGTTTTACTACATCAGTATAACTGTCTTTTTTATGACCCCAGAGTTGTTTCGAGCTTTGTTTATTCTTCTTAATGTCATTAGTTATATGGACAATGCGGTAAAAAGGTGTCCTAATCGTCGCAATAACTGCGGTGAATACGTCTACAATTCCTTCTGGACCAGTCTTTAGAACATGATCTTGAATTAGCTTTACATCACGATTATACATAGTATTTCCTGACTAATTAGAATTAAAAGGGAGAGCCGTTAAGCTCCCCCTCCTTGTTTTAATCAAAACGGGATATCATCGTCGATATCGTTGTCATCGTGGTCTGCACTCTCGGTTGCACGAGACACATTACCAGAACCGTCAATAACCTCCATGTCTGTCATTTCAAATCCTTCTGAGGACTTGCTTTCATACTTGTGAAGTTTAGTGACTTGTACGCTCATTAGTGTGTTAGCAATACCTTCTACAGTCTTACCGTTTTGCTTGAAAGAATAGGGGTATTGATAAAGGTTAACATTGCCTACTGACTTGTTACCAACGGTATTAGGATCAATCTTCTGAAGATTACCCCCAACAAACTTAACGATCTTTGGCTCACCGTTGTTGTCTAGTTCAATATTATCTTCTTCGTTCTTACGAACCTTACGCCGAACTTTTACTGCAAAGTAGGGTTTACCTTCATCTGATAGAACAAGTTCTGATTGCTCTTCACCCATATCATCTAGAATAGGATTACCTTCTTCGTCACGAAGAGTCCGCTTTAGTGGTTTGAACTTAACATTCTCTTTAGCCCATTCTAGAGCGAGCTTTTTGTCAGTAGTGCGAAGCTGAATTTCCCAGTAATCTGGTTTACCAGCATCCTGATTCTTGATTGGACGCTTTGCATCACACTTTACCCACCATAGTTCGACGTTTTTTACGATAGCCATTGCTGTTTTCCTTTTGGATTAATATAATTAAGGTTGTTTACGTTAGGTTGTTTTATTCTTCTTTTACTTCGGTCAGGTCAATAATAACCTGCTGAACAAGATGGTAATCTTCTTCATAAAGTTCACCATACTCTTCTTCATCTTCGTTATCATCAAAAGATGCATAACCCGTAATGAAGCCATCACCTACTTCATCAATCCGAAAGACGGATGAAGGTAGATCTTCTGTTTCTGCAATAATAAGAATATCCCCCGTTTGGAGTGAGGGTAGAATTGCAAGAAAATTCTCTGTACGTAGGTCTGACATGTTGTCTCCGTATATGTATTGTTCTTTAAGGTCGGGTAATTTTAGTTGCCAAAGGCCTTTAGTTTTATAGCAGCTTGCATAATTAAATCTGCAACCTCGTCTAACATGTTGCTTTCTACCCCACCAGTATCTTCCATAATGGCTGCGGCGTCGTTAAGAAGTCTAAATACTTCTTCCAGTTTTGGCCGGACGGTTGACATAGGACAATGAAGATAATTGATACCCTCGCCGTAATATTCCACATGAAAGTCTGAGAATTCTGTAGTAGTGACATGCTCAAACCAAACTACTACTCGTTCGGCTTCTGTATCTACCTCTACGACTTCTCCTGTGAAATCTGGAAAGTAACCACCCGTAACTTCTACAATATCGTTCTTTTTAAGCGAATGCAAAATCGGAGTATAAGACTTGTCGGACATCTAGTGTACCTTTCTCTAGGATAAGATCTTTTGAGTTAAGTTGTGTTAAAATGTTCTCAAGCGGTTGAGCCTCATAAAGCTCAACAAACTTCTCACGAACAAGCATAAACATATCTTCCATGTTACCTGCATGACAACCAAAAGAGTCGTGAACAACAGTAACAAGATAATTAGAATCGTGAACAACACTTGTCAAATGAACAGCATCTAAGCTATGAACAATGTTAGGTGCTGCACCAGTTCGCTGTTTAGACTCATTAATTACAGCTTCTTCCCACACTTGGATATTGACTTTTAAAATGTCATCGCCGTATTTAAGCTCTGTTCGCTTTGTAATTGGCTTTAGGTAAGCTTGTACTACGGGGAAGTTAGTGATTGGGGATTGCCATTTTAAATGAAGCTTGTCGTCATTAGCCCGTTCAGCTAACTTTTGGAACATGCTCAGTAAAGTAGCTGGTCCTTTAAGTTCTTCGTAACAAGTCTTGTATACTAAAGTGCCCAGCATAGCTCCCCACAAGTGTTCTTTATCTCGAAGATATTCAGAGAGTTCTCGTGTATCCTCAATAACTTGTTGACCCATACCATAAGCCGTGCCACCGTAACCAAGAGTCATAACGTTACGCTTAACTGTCTTTCGTCGAATTTTCTTGTCAGTGATTCGATTCCAGTATACAGGAAAGAGTTTCTCTCTAAGATTGCGATTCTCATTACGCCAAGATTGAGCCTCTCGAAAGGCAATTGTCTTGCGTTCTGACTTGTCAGAAGCTGCATCATACTCTCGTTGAAGCCGTCTAGCCTCGTCAAATACCGTGTCAAAGCTTTCAACAAGCCCGTTAGGTAACTTGTCTTGCATACTTCGAAGTCTTCTCCAGACTTTGTTAGCAATGAACATGTAAACATCACCGGGAAGTTCTTGTGGAACTAGGTTAACAAGAGGAGCTACCTCTTCATCTTGAGACATAGCAACTAGGTGCTGAACACCATTGTTAGAACCGTCGATGTAAACTGGCAAACAACTAGGGAAGTCTTCTGTTTCCATACCCTGACCATGCCAGTGAGAGAGCATAGAAAATTCCATACAACAGGCAAGGAAAGTAAACGGTTTATCCGCACTCATCCAGCCTGTATAACGCATAGGATCGCTTGCATAAATCAGGATGTCGTCTAAGTTATCTTGAACCCATTGAGCACGGTCGTCAAGAGAAACCTTGTCATTACCCCACGAGTTTGCAGTATGAACGGATAACCAGTAGAGGCCAGTTTCTCCAAGCCTAACAGGCTCATCGAGTAAGAGCAATCCCTTAGCATTGTCGCTTGACTGCTCGTGCAAAAAGGCTGTGTTAGGGTAGATTCGACCACGGAAATCCAAGTTGTAGAGGTGATAGAACGGTAGCCCGAGATTCTTCTCCGCTAGTCTTTCAATTGCTTCAACTTCAATAATCAACGAAGCCCGTTTAATTGGATCAATTTCCTTCGTAAACTTGAAAGGGTTCTCTTTTGACCGTAAACATTGTTTGAACACATTAAACACAGGCTCGTTAATACGCCAAGCTGTTGAAGTTAGCTTGTTTAGAACTTTGAGAATATAACTCATATCATTAGCTTCAAAGTAATTTAAGGCTAATGAGTGGCCTTTCTTAATTACACTAATACCTGTGGTTTGATGATAAGCAGATCCGTCCCACGATTTTGGTGGAGTGTTGACTGGAAACATGTCACACTTTTCATTGTCAACAAGATCCATTAGCTCCTTAATAGCTTTCCAGTCTGATGCAAACAAACTGTAAGATCTGTGTTTGTCTTTCTTACCGTTCTTATACATGTGTTTCTTCTTATAGCCGAGTATACCTACTTCGATATAAGAGATTAAAACGAACCATCCACCCTGAGCCTCAAGAATACTGTCTTGTTCAAGTCTCATTTTCTGTCGTAACCGACGACCAATACTTGTTGATACCTCTACTAGTGATGCTTTCCTTTCTAATCCTTTTAGTACATGAGTGTACGAAAACTCAATAATATCTTTGGCTGGCATAGCCTTAATATAACTTGCCCGATTGCGATTATCAAGAGTATTTATACGGTATGTCAAGTCTTCTACTAGCTTGTCTAGTACTGTCATTTTTAACTTTCTTTACTTTCTATAGGCATTGTACATAGTTAGTACCCTATACTTTTGAAACTTTGTTAGTAAATTCAGCACTAATCCTTTAGCAGCTCTTTAACCGTGTAATATATAAAATAGATTAGCACTACAGTTAGCAATTAGGCTCCTGTGTTGTTGAAGAAAAAAAAAAAAAGTTTTTTTAAAGCCCCCCACCCCCCTAAGGGGATGAGGAGCGGCCCCGAAGGGCAATTGTTCTTTAAGGTCAGCTATTAGCCACGATTAAGGTAAGTTGTATTACCTTGAAACGCTTTGATCCAGTTATCAACTGAACCAACACTTACTGCATAACGGTCAGCAGCCTTGATAGTATTTGTCCGCATGGCGTACTGAACAACTGTTTGACGGAAGTTATTGTCGTACTCCGATTTACGAATAAAGGAGGCCTGCGGATATTGAGCTAAGTTATGTTTCTTAGCTGCATACTGTTTAAACAAGTCGTAGGCCTTGAGCCAACGATATACTGAACCCTTGCTCACTCCAATTGTTTCGGCAACAAATGGAATATCAGCGGTTTCTACCGCAAGCAAGGCAACTTTGCGGCGGAAGTTGTCGTTGTAGTTGCCACAGTTAAACATAGTGCCGAAGAAGTAAGAATTACGCATGTCAGTTCTCCTATTTATGCGTTTCAGTATTGGGGATCGAAGTCACATTCAGCACGAGCGATCTCATCAAGTTCGTCTCGCATCTCGTCAGTTAGTTCCGGTTGGTCAGGCACATCAATGTAAGTGTGTGACCACTTCTTGTCAATTGCCTGAACAAGTTTGCTGAAAGCCAAATCTTCAAGTTTGATTTTAGTCATCCGCTGTCCTTTCATGGTAGCATTATAGATGCGTTGTTTTTCTCAGAATTACTCGTCTTCAGTCCAGTAGTCAAGATCATTAGGAAGCTGTTCAATCATGTTTTGAATGATATTAATTGCTACCGATTTTCCGAATAGATCCACAAGATCATTATAATCCCAAGTTTCGTGGTAGATACTCATACCAACAAAACTAATAGAGCCTTCGTCTATCTCCCACCATATCGGACTACGAGAGTACCCATAATCACACTTTTCTGCAACTGCTTCAAACTCTGCTAACACTTCTCCGAAGATAGTGTCATCAAAGATCCAGCTGCAGGATAAATTCTTTTGCACGTCAGCAAGATATCTCATACTTCTTCTCCAAAAGTTTCATCCCATTCCTCAGCAGTGATGCCTGTCATGATAAATTCTCGATCATCTCCTGAGAGATATGGAAAAGCATTCTGAATCAAACCTCCGTCTGCGTACTTCTTTACATCTTCAGGATTTACTTTAAACGTCATTGTTCGAGTAATTCCTGACACCATCGATTTACGGGTTACTTCCCAGTTTACTTTTTCCATGATCTTCTCACTTATGAGGAGTGTTGTTAGTGTAAAACACATGATTACCGATACGACCTTCTTTATCGTAATACTTACGCCAGAAAGGCTTTACACCTACAGCATGGTAGTGTGTTGCTGTAGTAATTGGAGAACCACGATAGTAAGCCTTATACGCTATAGAAATAGCAATTGCTTGCGCCTCCTGATCATAATATGTATCATATTTAAACATATTATCACTCTTACCATCATGGGTGAAGGAGAAGGCTTTTTTCTCGTACACAACATCACAAACATTATTTGGATAACGAGAGTCTTCTACTCGATTCATAATAGTCTCAGCTACAAACATTTGACCATCAAGAGGTTCTGCTCGTGCCTCGAAAAACACTGCGGTCGCTAGACAAAGAATTGTGGGAGTTATTACGGACATTGCTAGTCTCCTTGTCCTTGAAGATTAAGTTTAGAGAGCGGATTACTTCAGGTAGAAATAACCCGAATACAGTAAACATGTTTACGAAAGAAAACCCAGCATAAGCAGGTGCAAATACGACATAGTGTGCAATAGCTACTACACCAAGTAGAGGGGGTATTTTTATTAGCTTAACCCCAAGTAACTTTTCTGATACTGCTATAAGAAAACCTCTAGCAACAAAGCCAGCAAGTATCATTGTCAAAACTTCCATTCTAGTCTCCTCTGAGGGATTTGACCTCTACTCCCTAAGAGGTAGAGGCTATTTACGAATATGCTAGAAATCTACACCTTTTATATGAATCTTTGCAGACTCAGCGTAACAGTACATTCCACCATCCTTCTCAAAGTACTCGGAAGGAATTCTCCATTCACGAATGTTACCATGAATCTCGTTTCCTTCTGCGATACTTTTCCGCTTGTCAAAGTGGGGAGGCAACTCGTCAAATTCAAACTCAATTACATAGTTACCATACATGCCTGCTTTCTCAAGGCTATCAGTCCAGAAAGTAATAGCTTTGTGTTGATACCCCTCACCGAGAGATTGGGCCTCAAGGTAAGTTTTGCAGCCACGAAACAGACGTGCAATCACAGTGTTTGTCATAGTTATCTCCTGTAGATGACAAAGCCCGTTTAATTGTTTTGGCAGTTTTTATACAGGATGCCAGCCTGTTAGTATTACAAGAAGCCTAGAATGCCAATTATGATTGCGAACGTAGAGCAAATAATCATAGCGGGCACTGTAGAGTTCAGGAAAATTTTCGGATGCAAGATCGCTCTCGCCCCTACCTTGTAACCATCTGAGCAAGGCGAAGACCACATTACTACAACACCCATCAGGCAACCAGCTACTACTGCAATGAGAAATACTTCCATTTTATCCTCCTTGGAAGTTAGTTAGACAGACGTTGAAACATAGCAATAATCAACAACATACCGAGGCCGATTGAAACTACGAGTTCCAGTTCCATTTTATTTCCCTTTGTGATTAAGGTTATCACCCAAGCTGAGTGATAACTCCTATTAGCATTGTTACAGAAAAGAAAGTCCAAGCAAAGCTGTTAAGATTGCTTTTTGCTTTCTTCTTTTTTGGCTTTGCTCTCATTGGATTTTCCTTTAAGCTTTTTGCCTGTGATACTTTATTGTATCATTATAGATGCTATAATTTTCTCACTTTTTTATAGCCACAAAGCCCGTCTAATTCTAGACTCATTTAATAAAAAAGGCCATCCCCAAAGGGATGACCAATTGTTATTTCTTTTTCCAAGACTTTCTGTTCTTGTTGTTTTCAGAACGAGAAGTTTCTCGAAGGTTCTTAGGTTTATTATTAGATCTGTTACGATCTTTATGATCAACAAAACCATTAGCAGGTTTTCCTGTTTTCATTTCCTGAACGATCCTATGTACATAGCGAGCCTTACCATCAATTCTGACAGTCTTGTAGCCATCACCATGATTAGTACCAGCAAGTTGCCCCGCAGCTGTTCTGCCACGGGACACCTTCCAAACTAATTGACCGTTTTTAAGTTCAAATAGCTTTCCCCACTTCTTCATGTTATGTTCTCTCTCTGTTTACGGTATTAACACCAGACGCAATTTGAGGGATCATCCGCATGATTTCTTTCTTTGTCTGAGTGCTAATGTCACCAGTAACATTGAGGTTAACAACAGTTTGTTGTGAACTATTCTTTTGATTCTTAAAGATCTCAGCGGATCTTTGACTTGGTAATACGTACTCTCCGGGAGTTAGCATTACAGGGACACTATCCTTGCCTGCCTGACCAATCATAGGATTAATTAAGCCACCAGAAATTCTCTTCTGGATTACACCACCAGCATGAGAGGCACCTACAGAGGCTCCTCCACCAAAGAGACTAAAGATACTGGAAAGGAAACCTCCTTTACCAAAGATAGACTTGAAAAGTCCAGAGAAAAGACCATCTTTACCAAACAATGATGAAATAACTTGGCTAAATCCTGAAGCACCTTCACCAGCAGAACTATTTAATCCGTCTGCCACCTGCTTCTGAGTGTCTACACCAATACGCTTACCAAAACTAAAGACTCCTTCAAAGAGTTTACCAAGGGGGCCATCCCCCTCTTTCCCAAGGAGGCCTGACATTAAGTTATTAATAAGACCTTCAGCAAACGTATCAACGATTCTTCCAGTGAAGCTATCAAGAATACCTTTGAAGAACTCTTCAACATCGCCCGACTTAAGAGCATCTGCAAAACCTACTTTTAGATCATCTACAAAACCGATTGCCTGCCCTCTTGCAAACTCAGTTTCATCCTTAGTAAGTTTATAAGGATCAGCTTTTCCGCCTTTACCTTTACCTTTGCCTTTAGCGATTTCACCAAGGTATCCTGTAGAAGTTTGAGCTGACTTTAACGCAGATTCTGCTCTAGCTTCTTCTTGTGCTTTCCTGCTCTGCCATTCTTTAATGTAATTTTGTGTTGCGGCAGTATCAAGTTTTCCCGCTTCTGCTGCACGAGCCAGTTTATCATTAAGGCTTTTGTCAAGGGCGTCTAATGCTTTGTTGGCCGTTTGAAGCTCTCTTAGTGCCTCAACATTAGGTTTAGTATTAGGCCTTGTAATGGTTCCAGAATAACTCATACCTACGGGTTCAAAAGGATCGCCACCAGTACCGTTAGCAAAGGCACCAATACGTCCTCTGTTAAGCTTATCTAGGAAGCCAGTCCCAAATTTCTTAACAGAA